TACGTGAATGTCAGCGTGACGTTTTGTACGGTCGCCGCAGTCGTGCACGAGGATGAAAGCGCGGTTGCAATCCAGTCAACTTTTGCTTGTCCATTTTTTATCAGCGCGTAGACCGTTTGGCCGTTGCTCATCAACACGGGGTAAAAGTTGGTCGCTCCCGCCCAGTTTGGCGTCTGATTCGCGCTGGTCGCATTTGCCGCGGGAGCCGCGGTAAACGTAATGGCGGTCGTGGTGATCGTCAGAGCGCTCACCGTGATCGATGCGACGCCAGTCGTATTCGGGCTTACGTACTCAACCACTCCGGTGCTGTTTGCATAGCGTTGGCCTTTGATGCCGACCGACGACACTCGGTTGTTCCAAGAAAAATTGCTGATGTCAGCGGTCGAATCGTCCGACATCGGAAGCGTGGGGTAAGTGCCACCCGAATAACACTCTCGCAGGCGTACACCGGCATTGACGTTTGTGCTTGCATACCCAACAAATGCCATCAGTTGCGAAGTCGGTTGATTTTGAATCCCGCAATTTTCTAGCACCACAGGGGAGTTGAACGATCCGGAAGAATCCGAAACGATGTTGCAACTGTAGCTCGTTGACCCTGAATCGTAAGTGAATCCACAGCTCTCAAAGCGAGACGCACCAAACGCCTCAAAAATTACCGGTGGCGATGGACACGTGCTCCCATACAAAGTGCACTGAAACGCGCGCATCGAGAAAAGTCCGCGATTGGTGATGCCGGCGTTGCCCCAGCTACCGTACCGCCGAAAAGATTCTCCGTAGCAATCGTGCATGTTGAAACTGCCATCAGCGACGGAGCAATTTAATATTTCGTAGCAATAGCCAATGTTGATTCCGTGAACTTCGGTCGGGGGTATGCCGTTTCCGGGTCCATAGCTCAACGTATCAAACAACGTGCGGCACGATCCCCAGTCGCCGCCATCGATGAGTGTGATCTTGCTTTGCGATTGGCACATCGCTAAAGCGACTTTTGAGTTGCTGCTGTTGCAACGGAAAAAAGTGGTGGAGTCGGTAAGGCTTCCCGCCCCAGCTAAAGTGATCCCAAAATTAACCACGTGACCAATGCATGTCACGTTTTCCAAAAACGCATTCGACCCGGCCGCGTTGCCCGTGCTGTACAAGGAAGAAAGACTTGGCCAACCACCATCAGGCGGGTAAGCGACGGTGGGGCTTTGACGAACCAAGCCATCCAGCGAAAAACCGCAGTCCGGACTGTATGGCGAATCTCGAGCTCCGCCAAGGACGTAGTTGGTATCGAATCGATTGGGGAAAGCGGTTCCGGTCAACAGATTTTGTCCGTAAATGGTGATGTGTGCGACATACAAGGATCGATAACCGGTCGCATCAAACGCGGGCGCGTTGTTGAAATTTTTGTTGAATCTCACCCTCGATTCTGTTGGCAATCCGTTTATCCCGGATCGCGGCGATTGACCGATCAGCATGCAACTTTGTGTCGCATTTCGCGCAGGCGTCAGATGCACCGTCGAGTCGAGCAAATACGTGCCGGGCGGCAAATAGACTGGTAAAGGCGTCGACAGCGCCAGCGCCGCGTTGATGCATGCTTGCAGGGCGGGCGCGCAATCACTGACTCCGGTCGGATCCCATGTGCCGTATGCGCCGGATGCCGGCGTAAGGTAGTTTCCGCCAGCCAACGCGGCGATCGCTGCGGTATTGTTGGCAATCGACACACCTTGCGACGTCACAGTGACGCCCAGCGCGGTTACTGCCGTGTTTGCGGTATTTGCAGTCGTCTGGGCGGCGGCCGCGGCCGTGCTTGCGCTCGTCGCGGCGCTGTTTGCTGTGTTCGCCGTTGACAGCGCGTTTGAAGCGTTCGTTGTCGCGGTGTTGACGTTGTCCGTGAGCGTCGTGACTTGATCGTCAAGAGAATTGACGAGTGTTATCGCAGGATTGATCGAATTCGTCGCGGCGTTGGGCGCATTCGTGCCCGGAGACGTCGTAACGATCAGCGGAATAGAGGCCATGTCAGAACGTCGTAATGACGACCACGTATCCAGCGCCGCCCGCGCCGCCTGCGCCGCCGCTCGTCAATTCTCCCGTTCCGCCGCCACCACCACCGGCCGCTCGACCGCCCGCGCCCCCCGTGCCGCCTGCGCCTGAGAAATTGCCGCCACCGCCGCCGCCGCCCGACCCAGCGGTGTATTGCGTCGGCGTCGTGCCGGCGGTTCCCGCTGCGCCGGTATTCGCGCCTGGCACTGCGCCCGTGTTGGTCTGATTCGGGCCTCCGTAGCCCCCGGCAAATCCCGCCGTGGTGCTGACCCCACCGCCGGCACCGCCGCCCGTGCCGCCGTACCACACGCCCGTGCCGCCGTTGCTGCCGGCATTGCTTGATACGCCGCCGCCTCCGCCCGAGCTGCCGCCTAAGGCATTGGCTCCGCCGCCGACCGACCCAAAGCCGCCTGCGCCACCGCCATTCGCGCCCGCGCCGCCGCCCGCCGCGCCGGTCCCGTTACCGCCTTGCCCCGTGGTGCCGCCGCCGCCGCCGCCCCCCGAGTTGGTCGATTGCTGACCACCAAATCCGTAGCCACCGCCGTAAACGGTGATGTACGGTGTGGTGCCAAAGCTTGAGGACGTGCCTGCTGTGCCGCTGCTGCCCGCGGTTCCGGCAACGGTGCCCGCCGCGCCTCCTGCGCCTCCCGTCCCCACCGTGACCGTTTCCGTGGCGTTGAGGGACGAGCTTGCAAAGGTCACGTCCGCGTAGCCACCACCCCCACCACCGCCGCCGCCTGATGCTTGAGTCGCTGCGGTCGACAGCATACCGCCGCCACCACCGCCCCCGCCGCCCATGATGATGACGCGGGTGGATTGCGGGGATCCAGACGGCTTGGTCCAAGTGCCCGTTGCACTGAAAATCTGAATGTTGGCGGCAGTCCCGCCGCCCGTGCCGGACCCGCCCCCCTGATTCTTCAGCATGAGCTTAGAGCCCTTCGCCGCGCGTGAAAATTACGTTGCCGGTGCCCGACGCCAAAATGACGCTGACGCCTGACACTTCCGGATGAACGCTGATGACGACGACCGAACCGGGTGCCACCGGATATCCCGTTGCCGCTGTCACGGCGGTCACATTGCCTTGCACGCCCACATTTACGTATGCCCATGCCGCGGCTTCATTCGCGATCTGGATTTGATCGACGTCGTTTTGATTAGTGAGACCGGGTAATTGCCCCCCTGCTGCCGTCGTCGACGCGGATACCGTCAAGCTCGATTGCAGACTGCCGGCGGTGGTGCTGGTCGTCGGGTTATAGAGCGGCGCGAGCGCCCGCGTTTCCATCAGAGCGCATTGACCGGCAGATTGGACGGCGATTCGGGACGGGTGACGTTGGCACCCCAAGTCGACGTGGGGACGGTCACCGCGGAGCCGGTGCTGTTGACCCACGTCACGGCCAAGGTATTGACGGCTGACACTCGAGTGTTCGCAATTTGAATTCCCGTCGTCATCGCGGCACTTGTCAAATAGATGTCGACGAGATCACCCACCTGCAATCCCTGAATGGTCGCAGTGAGTTCGCTTGTGGTGTTGGCGGACACTTGAGTTGCCGACCACGTGAGTGTCCCCGCCGTGTTTCCCGGCGAGGTCGCGGCAATGATGAAGTCATAGACCTCATTGCCGTACGCCACCCGATTGGAGCCCGGCATGGCTTACCAGTCCAGCTGATTGCCGGAAGCCGGCGCAGTCCAATTCGGCTGCACGCGGATCACGGTCACGAGAAACGTACCGGCCGCCGGGGTCAACGACCCGGCCGTGGGATTCACGAATTGAATGGCCAGCGTGTCGGCTGCGCTTACATACGCATTCGCGAGAGCGACGCCTGCGGTGTCCGAAGGCGGCTGCACGAGTACCACATCGGTGGTCAGCAGACCGATGCCAACTGCGGCAAACGTCTGAATCGGTGCGCTGGTTGCAGCGACCGCTGTCGGCGTAAGAGAAACCGCAAATCGGCCGATCTTCCAAATGTTGCCCGTAGGCATCTGCACCGTATCGGGAAGCGCGGCACTGTTCGGACCCGGATTGGAGCCGTCAACGTTTGTGGTAGCGGGAAAAGCCATGTTGAATACTCCTTAGCCGGCGATCCGGTAGGCAAAATTGCGGTAAAGACTCGCGAACCCATAGGCCACATCCAACCGAGTGGGCTCGGCGTCATTGTTGACGGTGTATTGCGTCAGTATCCGAATCGACATGCCGAGTTCTGGATCCATCGCTCGAGCGGCCTCAACTGCTGTGCGCGGCATCGGCAGATCCACCATGGCGAGCGCAAAAGCGTCTCGGTGGAAATACAGATTCTGTGCGCTGACGGTACCCGCAGCCGCGCCACCGTTGATTGTCACGGTGTAAGGCGAGACTGGCGCGTTTGACGAGTTTTGGAACTGGCCTGCCGAGATCAGGCATTCGGCGACGGTTACCGCCAACGTGCCCGAACCGCTTGAGGTGTAGAACCCATAGCCCGCGGTGCCGGGCGTCGAGTTGAACGTACCGGCCGCCAACGTCGCGGGCGCGAATTGCGGACCGCCTGGCGTGGCGACGCCGGTCATTTGCGCGTAGCCGCCCGGCGGCAACACGACGAACTGTTTCAGGGTCGTGCCGTACTGGCCGCGATTCTGCGGATTCACCGGATACACGCCCTTGACGGTGAGCACATCGCCCGGCGTGCATTGCTGCGCCGAGTTGGTGAGGCCGGTCAAATTGAAAACGCCGGTCTGAGCCCATCCTGAGGTGAGCAACGCGGACCCGCCGGTTGCCGCCGTTGCACCGGCGAGCACGGGAGTGCCGGTCAAGGTGCCCAACGTCGCGTTAGCGATGTTGCCATCTTCGTACCAGTCCGCACCTGCGGTGCGCTTGGCGACCACACCTTTTTCGTAGGCGTCAGAAATTTTTGCTTGCGGGTTGAAAAGACCCTTGAGCGCATCGGACATGTAGGCGTTTGCGATCGGATGCAGGACCATGTTGGGCATTTCGTCCATGGGCATGCCTTCCGTGACCAGCTGAGCGCGCGCTAGCGCGAAAGCCAGAAAAGTGGTCGGCGGTGTGCCAAACGTGCCGCCCTGCTGCGCGGTGTTCTGATAGCCAAAATATGCGCCGTCCGAATCGATTCGATTCGCAACCGCGCGATTGGCCGGGACGATGAAACGTTGCTCGAATTCGACGATATCAAGCAACATGTTGATGGTGTTGAACTGGATGTCGATGTGGAACTGGTAGAGGATAGGCACTGCTACGTAGTTCTCGACGGAGGGCTCGA